TGAGTACCCGGCACGCCCTGAGGACCGGTGGCACCCACAGGACCAGTAGCACCCGTGGGACCGGGCGGTCCACCCGAAGGCCCTGTTGGTCCTGGGATTCCTGCCGGTCCTGTGGGGCCAGTGGGGCCTGCGGCACCACCCGAACCGGGCGGTCCTATTGGCCCGGTGGCTCCAGTGGGGCCAGTCGGACCTGCTGCTCCCCCGCCACCCGCCGTCTGCGGAAGGTAGGTGGGGTAGGCCGGATCCCCACCCTGGAACAGACACCACACCAGGCTGCCCACCGGGGGTACCGAGGTCACCTGGGACAGGCAGGGTGCCCAAATCTTGACGGGCAGGGTGCCGAAGATCTGCGGGATGTACATCTGGATCCGGTACTTCTTCTGCGGATCAGTGTTGGCGTACACCTGGGCCGGATAGACCCCGGCGTAACCGGACTTGGACGGTGGGGGGCTAACAGATATCGACATTGAACTGGTAGGCCGCTCGCCAGCGATTATTGATCAGCTTGGTTTCCGGCAGGTTGGAGATGCTGTAGGAGAAGGGATTGTTGGGCGTGTAGGCCACCTTGGTTTGCTGCACTGGGCGCAGACCGTTGTCCCCCAGGGAGTCCCGGCCCAGGGACACGTCCATGCTGTAGCCCTGCGACAGGATCTTGTGGGTCACCTCCTGCACCCACCACACGCCGTCCTGGTTGGAGTCAATGCCCTTGATGATGATGGGCTTGCCCTGCTTGACCGCAGTGAGTCCGGTCAGGGTGGCCGTGGCCGTGTAGTTGAAGCGGTTGCGCTGGGCCATGCCGTTCAAGATGTCGTTGGCATGGGCCTGGCTGACCACCACTTGATCGGAGATCTGCTGGCCGAAGAACGGAGAGATCAAGGTGTCACCCAGTTGACTGGGCAGGTTCTGGCCGTCGTTGACCGCACCAACGATCTGACCGGTACGTGGGTCCACCCCATTGATCTGACGCAGAGCCTTGGTGCCACCGGAGAGGGGCAGAGCCTCACCCTGGATGGTGGTGAAGCGAGTGATGCTCTGATCCAGGAAGTTAGGGGCGACGTTGCGGCTCTTGAATATCGGCATGCCGGGGCCGTACCGGCGCAAGCCCACGTCCACCGAGTTGAAGCGGATGTTGGTTTGATTGCAGGCCAGGCTGTAGCCGGTACGATTAGCCAGGTCAATCAAGAAACACCAAGCTGAATCACCCGGCCAGGTCAGGTTGGGCCAGATGGTGTCGTCGTCTTCCACCACCGTCGAGAGGAAGTACTTGTTCGCCACCATCTTGACCAGGGTGGAAGCTTGGGCGTGTGCCCACGCTCCGACGTAAGGATCTTTCAAGGAGTAGCTGGCTCCCAGGCAGACCACATCCTCATAGGTGCTGCGGTCAGGGATGGCGTAGTCGTAGTGGTTCTCGACGTGGTCGACATAGCCGTAGAACCAGTCCATGTCCACCGTTGACCAGCCGTACTGCATCTTGACCGGTGTCCCTGGCTGAAGCTCTGGCACATCGAGAGCCTCTGAACGCAGGGTGATGATGGCGGTGTCATGCATGCCTTCAGTCATCATCACCTTGACCTGATTGACCTGCTTCTGAGCCTTGCGCCCTCCTGGATCGAAGATGGGGTACGCCCCCGAGGCCACGCTCATGCCGGGATCCTTATGATGGAGCCGGTCTGCAATACCTCCGGGTAGAAGATCTCCGGGTTGGCGTTGGCGATCTTCCACCAGTAGTCGGAGAGGCCGTAGACCTTGTTGGCGATGGTGTCCATGCGGTCGCCCTGGATCACCGTGTAGTAGTAGAAGGAGCCAGGGATGCCGATAGGTGGCCCTCCGTACACGGTGGCGTTCAAGTCACCCTCAGCATCAGTCACCGAGATCACGGGCTGACCCATATAGCGAGAGCCGGTGAGGATCACAGCCAGAGACCTGCCTGTGCTATGCCGCCCGCTGTGCCCTTGGTCTTGACCACACCGTTGTTGAAGTAGCCCTTATTAGCGAGCGGGAAGGTGAGATTTCCAGCCTGACCCATCCGGGAGACCAGTGGGTTGACGATGTCCGCACTGGACAGGTTGGGCAGGTACATCCGCATGATGGAGATGGAACACTGGGCCTCGACGGGCACCATGTTGTGGTCGAAGATGGTGTAGTCGTAGCTGAAGCTGGCGATCATGCCCTGGAACTGGATGGAGTTCGGCCCTCCGAACACACACTGGAGGGACAACCCCTGAGGAGGACGGTCACCCGCTCCATAGGTTCCCAGGCCCACGTTGCCAGAGATCTTCTGCCCGGACTGGGTGCCTGGGTAGTCAGCCTTGGCGTCATAGATGCCCATCAATCGCTCAATGGCCCGGATGTCCCAGCGGCAGCCGATGTCGGAAGGACCAGCCTTACCGTTCGGCCCCTTCACGTTGCCCTGCCAGACCTCGTACATGCGATTGAAGATCAACTGGAAGCTGATGGACTGGTTCTGCACCCAGTAGGCACCCTGCTGCATGGCCGTAGGGTCCACCTGGGAGGGAGCCGCCACATCCACGTTCATGGAGCAATCAGTCGAGATGGTCGACGGGTTCATCATAAAATAGCAGGCGAACTGACCGCCCTTACGGGCCGATAATTTGACGTTGGTGGGGTCAGTGCTGCTGGTGTCCCCGACGTTCGCCAGTAGCTCCACCATGCCGCCCCGCACCAACTGGCTACTGACGTTGACCGACCCCACCTTCGGCCCAGCAAAGAACCGGAAGCCGCCACCCGCCTGCCCAGCCGATTGCTCTACCGCATTGGCTCCCATGAACATGGCCGAGAAGGGCAGGTTGTTGCGAGGGTCAGGCAGGTCTTCGATGGCGAGGTTCTTGGCCTCGTCAGAATGAGGATCGATGAGCTTGCCGACAGCAGGACCACCCTGCTGGCCGGATCCCTGACTGGTGTCGGAGCCGCCTCCTCCACCACCTCCTCCACTAGCACTGCCACCTGGGCCACCGGAGCTTCCTCCACCCTTAGGCCGCTTGATGCCCCGGAACGGCTCCCTACTGTCGCCTACGAGATCCTGGGGGATGATCCTGACCACCTGGCCGGTGTAGGGGGCCTCGATCATGGTCCCACCCCCGGCGAACATCCTGACGTGGGCGTTCTCACCACTGTTCCCTGGCTGGAAGTACAGGATGAGGTCACCAACCTCCATCTGGAAGCTGTTGACATCTCCCTGGTTAGGCAGAGGATTGACAGCGTCGAAGACGGTGGTCATGTTGGTCTGATTGTTCCATTGGGCATTAGTGTCCCGGCCCACATCGAAGCCGGGGCCGTGCAGGTAGGAGTACTGCATCAGGCCCGAGCAATCGAAGGAGTCCGGTCCCGTGGCCGTGTAGACGTAGGGCTTGCCCAGTTGCGCTTTGGCTACAGCGAATGCTTGGTCCCCAGGCTTCTGCTGAGGAGCGGTAGTGGAGGTGGTGGTAGTGGCGGGAGCATTGCCACCTCCCCCGTCAGTGGGGATGACGTACTGGGAGATCTCCGGGGGATCGGTGTAGGGATGGATGGGCATCAGGTGGTCCTCACCGCATTGAGAAGCTGAGGCTTGGAGATCGCCGCCACGAACTGCTTCGCCATGTTGTCCATGTCCTGCTGGCTGGAGTTGGGTGGTACCTGCAACACGATGGAGCCTTGCTTGAAGTTCAGGTTGATGATGGCCCCGCCACCACCCATGGCCCCGTTGCGGTTGTAGGGCAGGGTGCCGTAGTTGTCCGCAGCCGGGACGACAGCCTCGCCCTTGTGCAGAACGGCAAGCTGGTTGGCAGCGATGCGCTGGGAGCCACGGGCATAGTGACCTCCCTTGGAGGCCAGGACGTTCTTGGCGAAGTTGATGCGGTTCTGCATGGCGGGCGTGCCAGCCGCCTCGTACTTCTGCTCAAAAATCGTGGTGGCACTCGTCACGTCAGTGGATGATTTCAAGCCCGCCAGCGCACTGCTGTAGCCACCGGTCAGTTCCTGCCACATGTAGTCAAGCTGGACACCCAGGTCAGTGGGTGGCTTATTCCTCTGCTTCGCCAGGGCCAGCACGCCCGTCCACCGCTGGTCCACTGTCCACTGGGCGATGCCTCGCCCTGGACCTCCACCAGACTGGTTGGACTGCGGATTGACACCAGACTCCTGGGCCAGGTTGCCAATGACGCCTGCCGCCTGGAAGTCCGAGAGGCCCTTGCCCAGGAAGTAGTTGTACGCCTGTTGGACGTTGCCGCTGCCATTGAGGTTGGGACCACCCGAGTCAGAGCCAGCCCCACCACCAGGCGAAGCCGCTCCCTGCCCACCGTTGCCGCTGTTGCCGGTACTCGACTGCGACTGCTTGCCTTTGTTGGCGAACAAGGAGGACAGATCCCTGGCACCCGGCCCACCCAAGCCGACATAACCCCAGCCGTAGGCCCCGCCGCCACCTCCTGGCGCTCCTCCCGTGCCCATGGTTTGAGCCGCTGCCGGTGTCCCACCGAAGAAACTGGCGAGCGCAGCGCCACCAGGAATGGCACCCAGGATGCTGCCGAAGATGCCACCAAGGCCCCCCTTCTTGTGTTGCACCGGACCACCCATGCCTACCTGCCCCTGACCAGGGGTGGTCGCCGCCGCCAACATGGTGCGATCCGGTGGCTTCTGAAGGAGTACGTCAAGGACGCTGCCCTTGGGCGGATTTTTCAGGGCAGCTACATCGGAATCATCGCTGGTGTTGTCGGTCTGCTTCTTCTTGTGGTGGAACAAGCCACCCAGCATGTGACCGACCCCGGCTCCAACGAGGCCACCACCAGCCAGGCCCAGGGCACCCCCTAAAAGACCCCCCTGGCCCTTAAAGAGTCCCTCCAGGCCACCGATGGCCTTCTTGCCCAGGCCCATGGCTCCATGCAGTAACTGGGGGCCGAACATGGTCAGGCCGGTCATGGCGAGCATGCCCAGAGGACCACCAGCCAGGCCCAGGGCGTCGAGGCCCAAGCTCAGACCACCTCGCTTAGCCGGATCACCGTGGAGGCCCTTCGCTCCTGCACCCCCGACGAGCTTGCCCAGCCCGCCTTTGAGCATGGAGCCGAGGCCCTTCTTCTCCATACCCTCAAAGGCCAACTGCTCGCCACCCCTGCCACCCAGGCCCCGTAGCTTGCCCAGCCCGCCCTTGAACATCTCGCTGAGCTTGCCGCCCATGCTGCGACCGCCAGTGGCTATACGGCTCCACAGACCAGGCTTCTCAAAGCCCTCGCCCTCAAAGGCAAGCTGCTCCTCGATCTTGCCCATGCCCAGCTTCTCGCCCTCTTTGGACACGTCGCTGCCCAGGATCTTGCCGAGGATGTCCCGCACGCCCCCGGCCTTCCCGCCCTTGAGCCAGTCGGTGGCCTTGGTGCCCATCTCCCGGAGCTTGCCCCCGCCCTGGAAGAGGTTGCCCATGCCTCCACTGCCGCCACACCCGAAGCAGTCAGCCAAACCACCCAGGAGGCCCTTCTTCCCGCCTCCCGCTACAGCATCCTCGACGGCACCCTCAGTCTCGGTGACTGCGCCACCACCCTTACCCATCCTCTTGAACAGGCCACCGAAAAGACCGCCGCCCTTACCCCCCGTCCCCTTGAACTTGCCGTAGAGCTTTTTGCCAGCCCACAGACCTGCCCCCACCTCCAAGGCCC